CCCAAAGACAAGTGGCTTGTGCCGCAAGCATTGCCCTGTGTTAAGTTGTACACACAATGGGAAAAACCACTAATGCCTTACGTTAACAAACCCCGCCCCTATAAAAAAGAGTATCAACAACAGCTTGCAAGGGGCGACATCCCTGCAAAGCTTGAACGTCAACGTGCTCGTCGCGCTATTGATAAAACTGGCATGGACAAAGATAGCGACGGTAAGGCTGATAGACGCGAAGGTAAAGATGTAGCCCACCGCAAGGCACTTAGTAACGGAGGTTCAAACAAAGACGGATATTTTATTCAAAATAGGGAAAAGAATAGGTCGTTTCGTAGAAATTCAAAAAGCGCACTTGTGTCAGAAACAAGTAAACGTGAGAAATAATTATGGAGAGTAAATGGAAATCATTGAAAATAAGGCGTTGCTATTACGCTTAAAAAACCCACAGGCTGTCACCGCACACATACCTGCTAGCCGCATCGTTGGTAAGCAAGACAACTCAACTCAAGTTCTAGTGAAGTGGGGGCTTGATGAAGCACAAGTGCTAGGCAATCTGAAGATCAAGAATGTACCCTCACCCATCCTGCGGGACTACGATTGGCGTGGGGTGTATAAACCCTTCGACCATCAAAAGACTACGTCATCCTTTTTGACGGTGCATAAACGTGCGTTTTGTTTGAATGAACAAGGCACGGGCAAAACCGGATCAGTTATTTGGGCCGCAGACTACCTTATGCGTATGGAGGCGATCAAACGGGTGCTTGTCATCTGCCCACTATCAATCATGGACTCGGCGTGGCGAGCAGATTTGTTTAAGTTTGCTATGCACCGCAGTGTTGACATCGCCTATGGCTCGGCAGAAAAGCGCAAGGAGATCATTGAAAGCGATGCAGAATTTGTAATCATTAACTATGATGGAGTGAACATAGTAGAAGCTGAAATCGCTAAAGCTAAGTTTGATCTTATTGTTGTTGACGAAGCTAATGCTTATAAGAACATCAGCACTAAAAGATGGAGAACATTATACAAACTACTGAAACCTGAAACATGGTTATGGATGTTGACGGGAACCCCTGCGGCACAGTCCCCGCTTGATGCTTACGCGCTAGGTAAATTAGTTAACCCCGCAGGTGTGCCAAAAATATTTGCTGCCTACAAAGACATGGTGATGTATCAATTATCACGGTACAGGTGGGAGCCAAAAGACAACGCAACCGACACGGTGTACCGAGTCCTGCAACCTGCCATCAGGTTCACAAAGAAAGAGTGCTTAGATCTGCCCGACATTGTGTATACCACAAGAACAATCGCGCTTACCCCGCAGCAAACTAAGTATTACGAAATACTAAGAAAGCAGATGGTTATCAGCGCAGCAGGAGAGGAGATCACCGCAGTCAACGCAGCCGTGGGCCTAAACAAATTGTTACAAATCTCATGTGGTGCAGCCTACACCGACTCTGGTGAAACGGTTGTTTTTGATATAAAAAATAGATACACAGTGTTACTTGAAGTTGTACAAGAAACAAGTAATAAAGTTCTACTGTTTGTACCGTTCAAACACACAATCGAAGTGTTGCGTGAGCGGCTTACCCAAGATGGTGTATCCGTTGAAGTTATTGACGGAGATGTATCGGTAGCCAACCGCACTAGAATTTTTAATGACTTTCAGACCACTGACAACTTAAAAATATTGATCGTACAGCCCCAAGCAGCCGCGCATGGTGTAACCTTGACTGCCGCTGACACGATTGTATGGTGGGGGCCAACCCCTTCGATGGAGATTTACGCACAGGCCAACGCCCGTGCACACAGGGCTGGACAAGTCAACAAAGTTACTGTAGTAAGATTGGTAGGTAGTAATGCAGAAAAGCACATATACCAACTTCTCGATAGTAAAGTTAACGCTCACACACAGCTTGTAGCGTTGTACAAAGAAGTGCTTGACAAAAACATCTGATGCCACTATATTAGTGGCACAACAACCAACGGAGAGTATGATGACTGAATCTGAGGATGGTATTTCCATCGATAAACTAGTCCGCATTTACATCAAGATGCGGGAAAAACGAGAAGAGCTGACGAGGACATACGACACCGAGTACGAGAAGCTCAGTGAAAAAATGCGCCTTGTAAAGAACGCACTGCTCGACCAAATGAAGTCGGCTAACGTAGAAAGCTTACGCACCTCTGAAGGTCTGGTTTACCGCACCATAAATAAGCGGTACTGGACTGACAATTGGGAAGCGTTTTACGGCTTCATCTTGGAGCATGAAATCCCGCATGTGCTGGAGAAGCGGGTTCATCAAACAAACCTTAAAGAGTTTTTAGAAGGTAACCCTGATCTGCTGCCACCAGGGTTGAATGTGGACAGCGAATATTCCGTAACCGTTCAACGTAATAGGAGAAGTTGATGGAAGTTGTTGAAGAGAAGTACATAACGATTGAGGATGTTGCAAAACATTACTCAGTATCGGTATCAACCGTCAGAGTGTGGATGAGGAATGACATCATCCCTACGTTAAAGGTTGCCAACGTTTATCGGTTTAAGCTGTCCGCAGTAGACGCAGCGTTAAAAGCGTACAGTGAAAACAAAGATAAGCAAGAACAGCAGAAAGATCCCCGTCAGTTGGAACTTGACCTTAACCCAGACAAAGACCTGTAAGGAGAAATAAATGTCTGAATTAGCATTGTTTAAAGGTGGACTCCCCGCATACCTCAAAAATATGCAAGACGAAACAACCGAAGCTTTGGCAGGTGGTAGCGGTGGTGCCAAGCGTATCTCTATCGAGGGCGGTGTGTTTCGTATGTTAGTTGGTGGTAAGGAAATCGCAGTTAACGAAGACCGCGCCATGAACGTCATCATCGTCAAAGCCGCACAGAACAACAGCCGTATTTTCTATTCAGGGACTTACGTAAAGGGGCAAGTTTCATCCCCCGACTGCTGGTCTAATGACGGTATTACGCCTGATCCTAAAGCTAAAAATCGTCAGGCAGGCAGGTGTATGGATTGCCCACAAAATGCTAAAGGTTCAGGACAAGGCGACAGCCGTGCGTGTCGTTTTCAGCGTCGTTTAGCTGTGATTCCTGAGAACGAGCCTAACGGGTTTGTGTATCAATTGGCACTTCCTGCTACCAGTATTTTTGGTGACGGAGAAAATGGTAAGCTACCTTTGCAAGCCTATGCCAAACACCTTGCAGCGCATCGTGCACCCATCACTGGGGTGGTTACTGAAATGCGATTTGATACCAATAGTTCTACACCAAAACTTACTTTCAAGCCTCTGCGTCCAATTACAGAGGAAGAGTTTGAGATGGTGCAGCAAGCTAAGGATAGCCCCGAAGCGCTATTGGCAGTCACACTTACCGTATCTCAATCAGATACAGTAAAGGCTTTACCTACCCCTTCGCCAGAGCCTACTGTAACCTCGAAAAAAGCCGAGCCAGAGACTAAACTAGCAGACCTACTTGACGAATTTGACGACTAAGTAGGTAACAGGCTACGGGCGACTAGATTGACGGATCGAAAGGGTTTCGCGCCGCAGGGAACCCCCGTCGCCCTACTTTTTCTGCGGAGGAAGCGGCTATGGATACATTACAATTTTTACAGACAGTGCTACCCGCACAGGGGATTTATGTTGCATACACATCAAAAGGATTGAAGAAGCAGGGACCGTACAAACAAACTTATCACGACACACTTTTAGGACTCATTGCCCGAGGAGATGAAGCTAAAGAAGATGGTTGGGATGCGTACTTCGCACTAGCCACATTTGCAGTAAAAGGTACACGCAAGGCCAATGATGCGTTTTATCTTAGATCACTTTTTCTTGATATTGATTGTGGGGAAGGAAAACCTTACCTCACTCGTGAAGATGGGCTACGCGCCCTAATTTCTTTTTGTAAAAAATACAACCTACCGCGCCCGCTTATGACAAGCAGTGGTCGTGGTATACATGTTTACTGGCCTTTTACCGAAGAAGTACCCAAGGCAGATTGGCAGAAAGTTGCATGGAAGCTAGATTCACTACTGCGTGAAAATAATTTTCAAGTTGATGAGTCCATAACTTGTAACGCGGCTTCAGTTCTTCGCATACCGGGGACACTGCACTTCAAAAGCGAGCCGCGCCCTGTTGTACTTATTAGTGATAAATGCACCCCAAAACCTTTTTCTTTTTACCAAACCGCTATTGGCGAAGAAGTAAAAGAAAAACAAATGTTTATACAGCGACAAGCTGATCCCGTGTCACAAGCAATTCTTGGCAGCTATACAAGTAGTTTCAAGATGATTTTGCAAAAGACTAACGAAGGTGTTGGGTGCAACCAACTAGCAGACTTGATACAAAATCAAGCCACGATGACAGAACCAAAATGGCGAGCTGCTTTGTCGATTGCTGCGTTTACCGAAGAGTCTGAAAAAGCAATACACATCGTATCAAGAAAACATCCGCAGTACACATCAGAAGAAACCGAAGAGAAAGCCGCACAAATTAAAGGCCCATATTTATGCGATACCTTTGAAAGATACAACCCCGGTAAGTGTGAAGGGTGTGTTCATAGAGGTGTTATCCGTTCACCTATTGCGCTTGGGCGCACGGTTGCTGAGTCCTCAGAAGAGGAAGAAAGTATTGTTATTGATAGACCAACTGGACTAACTGAAGGTTATGAACAACAGTACGTCATACCTAAATATCCACCACCTTATTTCCGTGGACGTAATGGTGGT